TGGCCTAGCATCTAACTTTGCAGGAAGAATTTCAGCTCATGGTGGAATAACTGGTGATTTAACTGGTTCTCTTTATGCAGACGATAGTACTTTACTAATTGATAGCACAAACGGAAACATTGTAGGACCAATAAATACTACTACAATTGATAATACAACAATAGGAGCAACTACACCGTCAACAGCCGCATTTACATCAGCTACACTAGCAAACACGCCAACGACAGATACGTCAATAGCAAATAAAAAATATGTAGACGATACAATACCGGCTTTAGCGATAGCACTTGGGACTTAACAGATGGCAAAACAACAACTAAAAGATTATATATTTAAACCGGGCATTAGTTCAACAGCTTATGTTTATCCAGATGGTTATAGTTTAATAAGCCAAAATAAAGCATATTTACAAGCAGAAGCTACAGCTTGGATAGCAGTACAAGTTGCTGCAGGAGCTTCGGGCTTTGTTGGTTACACATTTAACGAAGCAAAGTGTCAACGAGATTTAGGATATGTTATTGATGCATATTTGCACGACTTAAGGTATGGCGGCAACGAAGAAGTAAGTAGAGTTTCTGGATACTATTGGGACGGAACAACAGCTCAAGTTGACGGCGATCGACAACCAGAAATACAAACTCATACAGAAATAAGAAATATAATAAACAATTATATATTAACTAATTTAGCACATACATCATTAAGTGCATCTTCACAAGTAATTGATCCAAGCAAAACTACAGAATCTGGCGTTACTGCAAGAGTTACAGAGTTATCAAATATTGTAATTAATGTTATTACAACAGGATTATCAGCATTACCAACACTAGTAGATGCTGGAGTTTCGACTATTAAATTACAAGGTAGATATGAAACTGAAGACTTACTATTAATTACTAATACTACTAAAAATGAAATAATTTATAATTTTTCTAGTTCCGATTTAGGATCAACAGTTAAATATAAGACACATGGTGCTGATGTTGATTTTCCAAAATACCTACAAATTACTGATACTATAACTACTTTAATTCTTACTAAAGATACATCATCTCAATTAAGTACAGATGAGTTACAAATTTTTGTAGAGTCAGAATTTATACGCACAAAGCCATACGATTTTGGTGTTGACGCAATTGAACGTCAAAGAACAGCAAATCCATTAGCTATGTTAGATGCTGACTTTGAATACGGTCTACAGCCAACTAAATGGTCAGCTATTGGAACACTAAGAGGATATCCTAGTATATATGAAGTACCAGGAACAGAAACAGATGTGCTAAGTGTAGTCACAGATGCTTCAGCAGGAACTAGTGGTGTTGGTCAAAGTTTAATTACAGTAACAACAGTTTCGCCACATGGATTTGAAGAAGGTGAGCCTATTACTATTAAGGCGTTAGAAAATAGTGTTGCAGGAGCTGCAAGAGCAGAAGGTTCGTTTGTTATTAACGCAACACCATCAACACTTACATTTACATATTATGCAAAAGCAAAAGTTGGTACGTCAGACGGTGATGTACTATCAACAACATATACACAGCTAAGAAAAGCAGGTTTTTATACAGGAGCAGCAATTGGTAGTCCACAATTAGCTGTTGCAATCCAAGGATTTACAGTAATAAGTCAAGGTGCTTCTGGAACACTAACCTCTGAAGTTATAGTTCCGACAGGAGAAACACGTATTCCATATGACGGCACATCGCCAGTAATAGGTGCTCCTTTAGTAAATGCAAGCATACCAACAGGTTCACAGACAACAGCAGTAATTGACCAATCAGCAGGAGGTGGTTCATTTTTAACTCCTGAGATTGCTGTAGATGTTCCAATTGGAACATCAAGTATCCAGTTATTAGATGCTACTGGTGTTGTGGCAAATTTAGCGTTTGATAGAGGTGACGGTATTGCAACTTATGTTGAAACTGTTAATCAAGGATCTAACACAATTACTTTATCTAGTCCAACTACATCTTCGTTTACAGCAAATACTGCTACGTATTCTGGAGTTGCTGGCAATAACTATACACCAATTGGTGCTAGTTTACAAGTTAACATAAGTTCAGACGGTTCAACATATACAGCTGGAACAATAACTAATGTAGGCATAAATTATGCAGTTGGTGACATTGTAAAAATACTAGGAACTAGTTTAAGTGGCGTAAGTCCTGCTAATGATTTAACATTAAAAGTAGACTCAGTTGATGCATCAGGAGGTGTTTTAAGTTTATCAGTAGTATCTGGTACACCATTTGACGGTGATGGTACATATAACGGATTAACTCCTGCACCTAACGGCGGAACTGGAGCAGGTGCACTAGTCTTTTTTACTGTTGAGTTTACAAATAATACATTTGCAGTAGTAACCAGAACAGGTAACGGATCAGGCTATATTGTTAATGATAGAATTATTATATTAGGTTCACAGTTTGGTACTAATGGTGTTGACGGAACTCATGATTTAATTATTACAGTATCTAGTGTCGACGGCAGCGGAGCAATTACTGGTACTACACAAACAGGTACTGCTCCTGATGCACAAAATAATTACAATATTACAGACGATAGTACAGAAATGGTAATGTCTGCAGCAGGTTCTCATTTATCAGTAAATAATATTAGTGCAGCAGATGCATCTAGAACAGCAGGAACATATAATGGTGTAACTGGTACAAGTAGTGGCTCAGGAGTAGTAGGTACTTTTAATATTGTTGTTGCTGCTGACGGATCAGCAAGTGTTCAAGTAGCAACAATTGGTTCAGGACATACCGCAGGCGATACTATTACTATTACAGATGCTAACCTAGGATCGGGAGGCGCAGCTAACTTAACATTTGATGTATTCCAAACAGGAAATGGTGCAGGTATAAATGCGGCGTTTACAGTAAAAACAAATGGAACAACGTATTCAATTACAGATATAAATCCTGGTAATAACTTTTTAGTAGGCGAAACTATCACAATACCAGGTGATGTACTTGGTGGAGCAACACCAGCTAATGATTGTATAGCAACTGTTTTATCAGTTAACGGTTCAGGTGGATTAGTTGGAGTATCACCTAGTGGAACCGCATTAAATAGTGCAACATATACAAATCAAACAGGAAGTAACTTAATTGGTACTGGTTTTATTGCAGATATATCAACATCAGGCGGAGCATATAGTATAGACTTTGATAGCCCAGGAGATGGCGGAACTGGTTACGGATTAAACCAAACATTTACTGTGTTAGGAACTAGTTTAGGTGGCGCAACACCAGCTAACGATTTAACTATAACAATTACAGGAGTTGTGTCAGACGATTCAACAGCTAGAGGTGAAGTTACTTCAGTATCAGTAGCAGGCACAGCATCAACTGGATCATTTAGTGCAACACCAGTAAGTGGTAATAATGTAGCAGTAAGTGGTAGTGGATCACTTTGGAATATAACTAGAAGTTCACAAGATTCAACAGGTATATACGAGAATATTAGTTATAATAATGGTAGCGGATACGTAACAGGAGACAAGGTTGTTATTCCTGGTAATTTATTAGGTGGTGCAACACCTGCAAACGATATTACTATTATATCAGATGATGGAAACTTTGTATCATCTACTGTTATATCAGGGCAGCCAGCACAAGCAAGCATACTTAACTTACTTTGTACATTTACAATGACTGAAGCAACTACGGCACAAATTGCAGGTGGAACAAGCATAAGTTTTGAAGCATTAGCAACATTAGAAATTGATTTTCCAAATGCACACGGCTTAGTTCCAGGCAGTAGCTTTATTGTTACACAGCAATCAGATGATGGCGTAAATAATCATGTATTAGCATCAGGAGCATTTATTGCTACTGATATTCCAGCTATAGATAAATTAAGATATCAAGCTAGAGCAGCAGGAACTATTGATGTTACTAGTAGTGATATTATTGGAGTTGTTTATCCAAGACCAGATAGTTTCTTTATACATAGACCATATGATGGAGGTGTACAACTAGGAACCGGTGGGCCGCAACACGGCGCACAAGCAATACGTCAAAGTAAAAAATATATTAGATATCAGTCAGGTAAAGGTATTATGTACACCACTGGTGCATTACTTGCACCAAGTTATGACTTACAAAGTGTAACAGCTGACGGTGTTGAACTAAATTCATTAATTACAATTACTACAGACGATAACGATCATGGAGTACAAGTTGGCGGAATAGTACGTTTAATTGGTATTGAAACTTCAGGCTACAATAGTGGCCCTGGAAATAGTACACCACCAGACTTTGATTATACTGTAGTCGGTATTGTTGACGAAAGAACATTTACAGTTAGAGCACAGCGTAGATTAGGATCAACTACAGCTGATTTAGGATTTAATGCACAAATGAGTGTTGTTAGTTGGCATGGTGCAACTGTTAGAGCAGGTGTATTTGACGATCAAAACGGAATTTTTTGGGAGTATGATGGAACAAACGTTAATGTAGTACAACGAACAGGCACATTCCAGTTAGCAGGTACTATTGCTATGCTCTCTGATGCTAACCTTATTACAGGTACTAATACAAAATTTACTAAGCAATTAAAATCAGGCGATAGAGTAATCATTAAAGGAATGACACATGTTGTTACTACAGTTTCAAATGATACTAGTTGTACTGTTACACCAGACTTTAGAGGTGTAGCAGATATTACTGGTGCTAAAATGATGTATGTTGTTGATAAAAAGGTTAAACAATCTGACTTTAATATTGACAGATTAGACGGCCTTGGAAAATCAGGCTATGTAATGGACCCTGCAAAAATGCAAATGATTGGTATTCAATACAGTTGGTACGGTGCTGGTTTTATTGATTATATGGTACGTGGAGCAGATGGTAACTTTATATATGCACATAGAATGCGTAATTCAAATGTAAACACAGAAGCATTTATGCGTTCAGGAAACTTACCTGTTAGATACGAAATAACTAATGAAGGTCCTCCAGGACAGCTAAGTGCAGATATCGATGCTACTACTACAACAATACCTTTAGTTGATGCTTCTTTCTTTCCACAAAATGGTACACTTTATATTGATAATGAAATTATTACGTTTGACGGAATAAGCGGAAATAATTTATTAAATTGTGTTAGAGCTACAACATTTTCAAATTTTCAAGCAGGTGCAACTAGAACTTATGTTGCTGGTGCAGCAACAAGTCATTCTAATAGAACAGGAGTAGTTTTAATATCAAGCACTATTACACCATTGATTAGTCACTGGGGTAGTGCATTTATTACAGACGGTGGCTTTGATGAAGATAGAGGATATATCTTTTCATATCCTGAAACAAACATTACTGTTAGTACAACAAAACAAACAGCATTTTTACTTAGACTGTCGCCAAGTGTATCAAACGCTATCATCGGCGACTTAGGTGAAAGAGAGCTTCTTAATCGTGCTCAGTTATTACTTAACGAGATTGAAATTACATCTGAAGCAGGAGATGGTAAAGGTATTATCGTTGAAGGCGTATTAAACCCACAAAATTATCCAGTGAATCCAGCAGATATTGGTTGGTCAGGTCTAGCTGGACTTGCACAAGGTGGACAGCCTAGTTTTGCTCAAGTAGCATCTGGTTCATCAGTTGCATGGAGTTCTGGTGTATCAGCTACAACAGCTAGTGCAACTGCTCTTGCTACAACTACTGGAGTATTAGATAGTGGACAATACAATAGTGGAAACAACAGTTCGTATGTATACATTAGTGCTACTGATTACAGAGCAACATTTGGTGATAACAGTTTAGATCATGTTTTAGGTAGAAACCTAACTGGTACAAATATACGAGCTGGTACAACAATTAACGGTGGTTATATTAGTTCTAGTGGAAATTATGCACACTTTTACCTAAGTCAAAGAACAAGCGGTTCAATTACTCGAAATACTGCAGGTCACTTTACAGTTACACTAAACGCGGCACAGGTAAACTCAAACAAAGCATTGTTTGATCAATCATCCTTTGTTAGTGCAGGCGCAACAAACGGTACGGCAACTACAGGCGGAAGTGTAACATGGCCGGCGGGTACATTGGTTAATAATATTGCATTAAAAACTTGGGCTGGAACTACATACTACGAAGTAACATTTAATAATGCGTTTACAGGAACACTTGCTAATGGAACAGGTACAGTTGAATTTACATTTGAACAACCTCCGTTTGCATTACCAGGAGAAACTGTGTTTTCATTTATTGCTGTGCCAGGAGAAAGATCTACACTAGACTTATCAGCATTGAAAGAAATTACAAATACTCCATTAGGTGGTAGAGGAACATTTCCAAACGGACCAGATGTGTTAGCTATTAACGTGTATAAGGTTGCTGGCGCAACGCTTAATGCTAATATATTATGTAAATGGGGCGAAGCTCAGGCTTAAGAAATAGTATTATCTAAGGACTGAACAAACGATCTTAAATCATCGTACACTTTAGTTTTTGCTTTAAGTTTTTTATAGGTAAATCTATTAAGTAATTTTTCTGTTTCAACACCATACCCGGTTCTAACTAGTATAGGTCTAGCGTTCATTTTCATTGCAACTTTAAGATCAGAAATTTTATCACCAACGTAATACCCTTTAGAAAATTTAATGCTAGGATGTTCTTTTTCGCAACGCTTAAACATACCTGTGTTAGGTTTAGCATACATATCATCTTTTCTATTTGACTCGCTGTAATATAATGCTTCAATAAATTTACATCCTGCTTCTCCTAATAATTGAAACATTTTTTGATGTACTTTATCAACATCTGATTGAGACATTATTCCCTTTTCAATGCCTCCTTGATTAGTTATAATAACAACTTGAAACCCTAACCGTTTAATTGTAGCTACCGCTTCTAAACTTCCAGGTATTGGATCAAAGTCTTCTGGAGTTGTTACATAAGTTCCTAAATCTTTGTTAATAACGCCGTCTCTATCTAATCCAATCACAAGTTTAGAATTCCTGTCATTGTTATCAATGAGAGTCGGTATATCGGATGACCACCTAATTATTGGTTGTGGTGTTTCCGTTGCTGGTATCTGTTGTTCGTTCACTTTGACTATCTCCAGGAATAATTCTATAATTATCTTCTACTGAGTCAGGAGTACTAACTTCAGTAATGCTACTACCATCTTCTAGTGCTTCTAATTGATGCGGTTGTAAAGGTGGATTATGCCAAGTTTCGCCTTCAAGTAATTCTTGTTCGTGTAGTGTAGCAGTTGTAGTGTCAATCCATCTTATAGTAAATTTGCCGTTGTTAACAAACCATGTCTCATCTTTTTCTCGATGAAAATGCATAGAAAACTTATTACCTTTCTTTGCAAATACCATAATCTTGCCGCAGTATTTTTCATTGGTTGCCCAAATTAATTCGTAACCCCAACCTTTTTGTACAACTCCGCTAAGTCTTTCAACTTCCATTTATATAATCCTTAATATCTATCCATTTATGATCTACTACAGAATTTAGTTTAGTTAAGTCTGCACACGTATATTTTTGGTATTGACCTTTTAAGTTATCTGGCATAGGTATATATTTAATCTCAGACCCATACCTTTTGGCTATTGTTCTGGCTACGTTTTCAAAACTCTCAGGACAACCTGTACCAATATTCCAAATATCAGTTTTATCAATACTAAGCATCTTTTCATGTATTGCACATACGTCATCTACACATACAAAGTCTCTTTTATAATCTTCACTATTTTCAAATACATTAATAATTCTGTTTTCTTTAGCTTGTTTAGTGAACTTTGTATAAGGACTTGCTTGATTTCCTTTATGATCTTCATACGGACCATATACATTAAAATATCTAAATCCTTGAACAATAACGTTAAAATCGTTTATATGCTGTTTAACAAATCTATCAAACAAATACTTGCTCCAAGCATACGGGCTTTGTGGCAATAACGGACCGTCCTCAGTAAAATGAGTTGTGGGACCGTATACACTTGCACTAGAAGCATATTGAAAATTAGTACCCATAGTATCACATGCTTGTAATAGTCTCATACTATTTTCAAAATTGTTAGCCATTATTTGTTCAACATCAGTACATGTTGTATCACTAATTGCTCCAAGATGAATTACCCAGTCATAGGCACTTGGATCAGGAACCGCGTTTTCCATAAATTCCCAACCTTCAACTTCGTGACCTTTACTAATTAAATATTGAGATAAATTTTGTCCAATAAAACCTTTATATCCTGTAACTAAAATTTTCATAATCCAAAATCCATTCTCCACGGATACATTGTATATCCTAATGGTGCTAAGAAGTATTCTTCAAAACAGTAAATTAACGCAATAGCAAATATAGTCTTAGCCCACCAAGGCCAATTTTGCATCCAATTTGTAAAAGGTTTTAAAATCCATTCCCAACCACTTGCTACCTTTCCCCAAAACCAATCACCAATACTAAAGGGCGGCACTTTCCATAATATTACAGGTACTATCAACCACCATAACCATAATGGATAATCATCATCTGGTGTATCAAAATATATTGCCAGTGCAATCATTCCTAATAGATATATACCTATGTATTTCTTGAAATGTTTCATTAGTTTTCCATCCTTAATTTTACTCTACGTAAATCGCTTACAGGATTACATGCAGGTATATTATTATACTTTTTATAATACATGCAAAGCATTTGCATTTCTGCTTCTTTTACAAGACTATTATGCATTGGCAAATATGTTTGATACACATATTTTATATTTTCTTTACCAAACTTTTCTTTAAATGCAGTACCACAACCATAAGGTGATAATCTTTCGTTACGTACTGTGCCTTTAAAATCTGTCCTTCTTCCTAGCATACAGTTCCTAGTAGTAGCTCTACTTTCGCCAATATAAATTACTTCTGACTGTAAAATGTCTACCTTACTAGGAGAAGTATCTTTAAAAATTCCGTACATATAACACCCTGCGTCTTTCTTATCAAAGCCCCAGTCTAAATTATATTTTTCGTCAACATGATGCCATTTAGTAAAATTATTAAAAGATGGAATGTTATAATCAAAACTTTGTGTAGTTAGATAATCTTTACCACCGTGTTCTAAAACTTTTTTTATAGTATACGCAAAGTCTTCTAAGTTATCAATGTTATCAAAGATTTTTACGAGTTGACTTTTTTTTAACCCGTGTCCACCTGAACCTTTAACTATGTTTTCTGCAAGTATTTCAGCTTTCATGATAATCCCTCAATTTTATCTATAATTTCAGTTGTACTATGTCCTTTAATAGTAGGAAAAATTACAACATTTGCAATACTATGTCCAACAACTGTTTCAACAGTATAATCTCCACCTTTAACAATAATATTAGGTTGTATAGATTCAATAACTTTTAAAGGAGTATCTTGATCAAATATTATTACTTCGTCAACCCAAGGCAAAGTTTCTAAACTTTTTTTCCTAACTTTTTCATTATTAATTGGTCTGCTATCACCTTTTAACCTTTTAACACTAGCATCGCTGTTAATCCCTACTATAAGTTTTTTTCCTAATGTATTGGCATACCGTAATAATTCTAAATGTCCTGTATGTAATATATCAAATACACCGTTAGTCCAAACTATACCTTGATTTACGTCTTCTTGTTTAAGAATATATGTACCTGAATGTTTAACACTTTCAGTTGCACCTTTAGTAGCAATTTCTAAACATTTTTTGTGTGTATAACCTTTTGTAAGACCATAAACAAATGCAGCTATAAAACAATCACCAGCCCCAGTAACATCCGACACTTCAACTGTTTCTATAGGAATGTTGTATTCAATATCATCTATTTTAGCAGTAACCGAATGTCCAGCATCAGTAATAATAATATTACCTTGCCATTCGTCAAACTCAAACTTGGTGTATTCGCTGTTGTTGGGTTTTACTAACCAAGCACCTTCATAGTCATGTGCATAACGTTTGGGATCTACAATTACTTTAGGTCCTTGGCTGTTTATGTGTGCAATAATTTGTTTTGCATTGTCTAATACACCTTTGTCATAATCGCTTAATATAACATAGTCGTATTGTGAAAAGTCATCATGTAGTATAGTATCTAATACTGCACTTGAATTTGCATCTTGGTCTTCGTCTAATCGTGTGATATAATGTCCATCAGATATAATTCTAGTTTTAACACTTTGTGGTTGCCCAGTTTGTGCAAGCGTGACATCAACGCCTAAACTTTTAAGATTTTCAACTACAAGGCCTGCTCCGCCTAATGAAGTTTTTACTCTGTCTAAATTAACAATAGGCACAGGCGCTTCTGGACTAATACGAGTAGAAGTACCGTAAATATATTTGTCAATAATTACATCGCCAAGAACTAGAACTTTCATACACTTATTGTACTTTCTTTTAAGTTAATTGTCAAGTAAATTAATTGTTTCAAATACAGTTTCTAATTTAGTAAGATTAGCTTTACTTTGTAATGTATTACGCAGCCCTAAGTGTAAAGGCTTTGGCCAGTTACGAAAACTACACCAAGCGTACCCACTATGTTCGTTATTTAACTTAGGTATAAATTCATTCTTAATTACACAAAGATATGTATGGAAATGAAAATGTGCGTCGTTAGATACAAAAGATTCTAAAGGCAATACTTTTTTTATTTCAGGCAAACTGCCAATTTCTTCTTTAATTTCTCTTTGCAATCCCTCAAAAGGAGTTTCTACTCCTTCGTTTGTTCCGCCTACTAATCCCCACAATCCTGCTTTTTTGCCATTTGCTCTAAATAAGAACAAAAATCTATGAGTATCTAGTGTATAAAAGAGGGCACCGCTACAAACAATGTTATTCATACAAATAATTATCTTAAAATACTATACGCCAGGTGCCGTCTGGATATTCTCCTTCAAAGGATAATACCCATTCAAATGTGTCCCATTTGTATTGGATGCCTGTATTTAAATTAGTAACATATGTTACATCAGTTAGTTGATCAACTTTAGTAGAAGCATCAAATACTATAACCCACTTAGTTCCATCCCATTCACATATATCATTTTCACTAGCAATAAAGTCTGTACCGTCTGCGTTTTTCCATGCATCAGCACCATCTGTATTTAATGTAGAACCAATTGCTCCTAAAAGTAGAATCCTATTACCAGCTGTTTTTAGTGTAGTTGGATTTGTCTTAGTTGGATCAAGTATATAATCAATCTTTGCTTTTTCTTGTAATGTGCTTGTAATGACAGTATCATTTGGTAAAGTATCTGTATCCCAGTTAACTACTGCTTTAGTTTCATCAGAAGGATCAACTGCAAATGTACCTATTATATCATTTGAAAGATCTTTTCTAGCTAATCTTATTTGTGAAAGACCTGTTCTAAAGTTACCAGGTATCTCATCTAAATAAGTTGTCCATAATGTATTTCCAACTATTCCTTTATGAATAAGTTGTAACGTATTATTTAAAACTAGTAGATCGTGTCCTCTATGAGATAACCCAAGAACAGATTCAGCAGTTCCTCTATTAACTTTGCCAGTTTGTGTAATATGTTCTACTTCACCAGATGGAGCAACTACTACTCTACCATGTACTTCGGTATGATCTGTATTAACTTCTGGCATTATTGTATCCTGGCTATCGAAATCTGATGACAGTTCAGATTCTATTTGTTGACCAAAGCTATCAAATATCTTGTCTGGATTAATATTATTAATATTTCCAGTTTCGTCAAATATACTTGTTATAATATTTGTAATAACTCCAAGTCTTTTTACCTTAGTAGGAGGTGAAATATAAATTGGAGCAGTAAACCCTAATGTAGCAACATCAATTTCTGATTCAGTACCAGTTGGTATAGATCTGCTGCTAAAACTTATTTGATCTAAATTTACAACACTTAAACTAGTCCAGTCGATATAATTGTCAGTAGTTTGTATTTCTAAACTAGGATTAAATAACATTAAAATTTGTTCTAATATTTGTAACTTTTGATCTGTATTTGTACTCCATATATCACAGTTTACTGATAATGTGTAAGGTGTAGGCATTAATCTTTCTACTGTATAATTTTTTCCTGACTCATTTAAGTATTCTTGACCTTGTGCATCGTAGGCTCTTTCTCTTACATTTACTTTACTAATGAAACTTGAGTCAGCAAGCATAGCACTATTCATTTCAATACCGGTAACATATACGCCCATTCTAGGAGCACTAGGTAATTTATTTTCGCTGTTTTCTCTAATAATGCTACCTACTTGTCTTGTAATATCACCGTACATTACGGGTATTTGTGTAAGTTTTTTGTCACCATCTTCATAAGAAAAATTACTCATAAGTCTAATCATTTGAGTTAAGTATCTTCTTATTTGACCATCATAAAAATGTTGCATTTATATTATACCTTAATTATCTGGTTTAGCTTTAAGTGCTTTTGATAAACTCTGTCTTTCTTGAACAGCCTCGCCACCAATTGTATTGCTAGTAGTATTATTAACAAAGCCACCTTTTAATGTAGACTTAGTATTTGTATTTGAAAGAGCCATACGCACTCCATCTTCTAATTTAATCCAGCGTGTTCCGTCATATTTAAATAAACGATTAGGCAAAAAATCTGTCCTTAAGAAGTAATCATGTGTTGACGGTTCAATAGGAAAGCTAATACCATGACCAAATACTTCACCGTTTGGTGGTAATCCGTCACCTAATAAATATCCTTGATACCCGTTCTTTTCTGGCGGAACCATAATTTTATCAACACTTATACCATCTGAAACATCTATGTCACTAGAATCAACAGTAACTAATTCTGTTTCACCGTTTTTAACTTGTAGAGTAAACAAGTGACTAGTGTCGTATCCACTTTTAGGAGCATCAGCTTCTGCTTGTGCAACTACAGCATTGTTTATTTGCATTTCTTTTTCATATGTAGATAACAAGTTTCTTAAAGTATTTCCACCTGGTGCATCTTCTTCTGCTGGCAAATCAAGTATATCTTTGTATTCTTGACTGTCAAGTATTTGTTTAAGTTTTAATCTATATAAATGCGGATACCAAGTTTGTGTAAATCCTTCAGAGGCTCTATTTACATCTTCAACAACATAAAATCGTTTAAGTGCAACAGCCATATCGTTCTGAGCATATTCGTCTCGTAGATGAGGTAATTCAATCACGTCACCTGGCATAATTTTACGTCCTAATGTTTTAACACTACTTCTAATATGAATAGTAAGCATTAATGTATCATTTTGTAAAAATAGACCAAATTGGCTTAGATCAAAGTCTACGTCTTGAACATTGTATATACCTCTCATAGTATACACGTCTTTATCGTATTTTCTATCTCTATTTTCTAAGAATAATAAGTCTTGTATGTTTGTATGTGCTACAGCATCATATTGTGGCTGATCTGCTGTAGCATCTTCTGTATCAGGATTTTTAGGTCCTAAATACTTGTGTACAAACATATCAGTACCACCAACAGTAAACATTTCTAGAATTTGTCTGTCTAAAAATTCAAAATCATTACCACGTTCGGGTTTATATAAACTAAGTCTTGGCATACAAGTATTTATCGGAACGACAAGAACGATAAATACTATGAGGACAATACGGAGAACATTTATGTCAAATTTACAAACGCAGAAACAAGAAATCTTTGATTACGTTCATACAATGCTTGGTGGTGGTATGATTGATGTAGAATTAGATCCTGTACACTATGAAACAGCATTAAACAAAGCACTAAGTAAATTTAGACAAAGATCTGATAATTCTGTAGAAGAATCGTATGTATTTTTACCTACTATTATAGACCAAAACGAATATGTTTTACCTAATGAAATAGTTGAAGTTAGAAAAATACACAGACGTTCAATTGGTTCAAGAACTGGTGGCGGTGATGGCGGCTCTATGTTTGAACCGTTTAACTTAGCTTATACAAATACATATCTTTTAGCCAGTAGTAATATGGGCGGACTTGCGTCATATGAACTATTTTCTGGATATCAAGAAATTGTAGGACGTATGTTTGGTTCGTTTATAGAATTTAAATGGAATACTGCTAATAAAAAATTAACAATTTTACAAAGACCTAGAGCAGAAGAAGACTTGCTTCTTTTATGCTATAACTATCGACCTAATAGTGAATTAATTAAAGATTATCTTGCTAATCAATGGCTAAAAGATTATACACTTGCAACTTGTAAATTTATGCTAGGAGAAGCACGTAGTAAATTTGCAACTATTGCTGGACCACAAGGCGGAAGCCAACTTAACGGTGATACGCTAAAACAAGAAGCAATAGCTGAGATGGAAAAACTAGAGCAAGATATAGCAACACAGGTTCCAGGCGGCGTGGGTTATAGCTTCTTAATTGGTTAAAAACTACTTGACATTTCATAAGATTTAAAGTATACTAATAGAATACTTAGGAGATCTATATGATTATTGGCATTTGTGGTTTGATAGGCAGTGGTAAAGATACTATTGCAGACTATTTAATTAAACGACATAACTTTCAAAAACTTAGTTTTGCAGATAAATTAAAAGATAGTGTAGCAACTATGTTTGACTGGGATAGAAATCTACTAGACGGCAAAACAGATCAAAGTAGAAAATGGCGTGAAGAGGTTGATGAATATTGGTCTAACGAAACAGGGGAAGAAATAACCCCAAGATATGTACTTCAACTGTTTGGTACAGAGTGTATGCGTGATGGATTCTATGACGGTATATGGGTTAGCTTAACAAAGAAGAAAATACTAGATCATCCTGAAATTAATTTTGTTATTCCAGATGTCCGTTTTCCTAACGAAGCTAAAATGATATACGAAATTAATGGACAAGTTTGGCGTGTAAAAAGAGGACAAGATCCGGCTTGGTTTAGCGAATATCAAACACTGGGAGTAGAACCTAAAGAAGTACATCCTAGTGAATGGGCTTGGGCAAACACTAAATTTACAAATATTTTAGAGAATAATAAGACTATAACTGATCTTAGAAATCAGGTACAAGATCTCCTTGTTTCCAACGAACACCTTGTTTCTGAATAATACGTTGACAGTTTGCACAAATAGTTTTTAAATTACTAAACCTACAATTATCTAATG